TATTCCCCTGTGGTTAGATTTAAAAATAAGTCATACTAAGGAACATGGATTTAATTGGTATAACAAGCATGCATTTGAGGAAACAATTACATATCATGCACCAGAGTCTATTGGTAATATGCCATTCCCTCCAACATCTTTTGACACTGCATTAAAGTTTGCTAATCCATGGGATATCATTACTCCACCTGGTTGGTCTGTATTAATAATGCAACCTTGGTATCACAGAGTTTGGGAAATAGAGATATTACCTAGTGTTGTTGAAACAGATAGTTATCATCAAATGAACATACCTTTTTTATATCACGGTACAGGTGAAAGAACATTTAGACAGGGAATGCCTTTAATACAAGTAATCCCATTTAAAAGAAGTGGTTGGGATATGTCAGAGTTTGAATCACGTAAAATGGACGACGACGAAAGAGAATATTACGCTAAAAGTAGAGCAGGTGAACGTACTAGACAAAATGGTTGGTATCGTTGGCTCACTCAACAAAATAAAAAAAGATGGAAAGAAGAAGGGATAATTGATGAGTAAATGTCCAGTACCACATAACTATAGAGTTAAAATACCAAGACTTACTGATATGTGGAGTAAAAAACTAAGTACATTAAATAGAGAATTACCAGAAGTTGCTTTTACTTTACCTAGAGCAAATACTGTTTGGGGTATGAAAGAAAATGAAGAGAATTATTCTACACCACCTATTAATTATTTAACTCCTAATAAATTTATTAAGGCACCTAATGGTTGTGTATCTACACAATTTATGCGTAATAGAATGTATGAAGTTTACTTTCCATGGTCACACGTAAAGGTAAATCTAACTAAGAATAAATTTGCTGATGAAGTAGATAGATTTGCTGGTTGGAGTCATAATGCTCATTACTATGGTGCAGTAAAACATCATGGTCCTTTTCACGATATTATTATGGAAGAAAAAGAAGCATGGGGATTTCCTGACAAACCTGTAATGCAAATATCTTTACCCATTATGTTATTTACTGATGACCCAGAAGTATGGATGGATGTTATTCCTTCAGATAGAAATACAGGTAAGAATTTACCTATATCTACTATTCCAGGATTTATGCCTATTTATGGTTGGTCACGTGGTTTATCTTGGGCATTTGAGTGGACTGATATGAACAACCTAACAGCAGAACTACATCACGATACAGTAATGTTTAACTTGTTGTTCAGTAAACCTGTAAAAATTAAATATGTTGAATGGAACGAAACATTCAGTAAACAGTGGAATCAGATAAGTCAATCATCTGTAAATAGAAGAGACACAAATATGCTCTATCCTCTTGCATTAGAGAGAAGACCTAAGAAAGTTATGCCTAAGAAAAAATGGTTCTCGAAGTAAAAATAATAGATGATGTATTTCCTGAGCGTGTATTTACACGTGTTAGAGATATGCTTAGGAGACAAGCTAAAAAATTTCCATGGACAGAAGAGTTTGGACGTTATGGAATAAATGATTTTGAATGGCTAACTTTAAGAACTTACACACAAAGATTAAGAGATTTAGCAAGAGAAATATTTGATAGTAAAACATTAGAACCTAGCTATTCTATGTTTGCTCATTATGAGACACCTAAAGCTAGTTTGTTAAAGCACAAAGATAATAATGCTTGCACATACACTTTAGATATTTGCTTATATCAAAATACTCCATGGTCTATATGGGTAGAAGGTAAAGAATACTTTTTAAAAGAAAATCAAGCATTGGCATTTTATGGTGAAGACCAAGAACATTGGCGTGAAGACTTTCCAGACCCAGAAACAAATGAAGTGGGACAAATATTTGCACATTTTGTTGAACCTACTCATTGGTTTTTTAAAGGTAAGTATGATGAAAACTCACGAGGTGTAATGTGAAATCAATAAAAGCAAAAAATATAACTTTTAAAACTCAAATACCTGCATTAGTAGATTTAATGCCACCTGTTCCTGCAAGTCAAATGATACCTGAGTGGTTTCAAAATTTAGCTATGGATTTACCTAGACCTGACCATAAACCATTTCCTGTGTTGGGTCCAATAGTAAAATCTTGGTCATCACATACAATTAAGAAGTGTCCTGCTGTAGTTGATTATTTTACTGAGGGTTACATAATTCCTTTATGGTCTGATATATTTATACAAAGATATGGACAAGAGTTTCATTTTGAAACTAATCATGACCAAGGTATTGGAAGTACTATAGAATTTCATAACAACGAACAAGTTAAAACTTATCCATTTAAAAGAAATGATTATAAGAATGCAGTAAAGTTCACAAGTCCATGGTTTTTTTACACACCACCAGGTTGGAGTACGTTATTCCTTCCACCATTACTTCACCCCAATGATGACTACACTTTATTCCCTGGAATAGTCGAAACAGATAGTTTTCATCAAGTTAATTTTCCAAGTATATGGCATTCAGAAGGTGACAGAATACTGAAAAGAGGTTCTGCTTTCTTACATGTAATACCTTTTAAACGTGAAAAGCATAAGCATATAGTTGAGGAATTTTCTCAGAAAGATTATCAAAACAACACTGATGAGTCTTTTAGGCTTAGAAGTTTAATGACTAATGGCTACAGAGACTTAACCAGAAAGAACAGGAAAAAATGGAAGTAATCAAATTTGGACCTGTAAGAGATGATTTTGTAGGTTTTGATGAAATACTACCTCAACCTGCAAGTAACTTTATACCTCAATGGTTAAAAGATATGCCTAATCACATGACACATGGTGACCCAAATCAAGAACTACTAAGACAATTAGATTCATCTACTGTTAAAAGATGTCCTAGCTTTAGAGATATATATAAATATGGAATTGTTATTCCTGCACCATCTGATATATACATAAACATAACTCATAATGAATGGGAATGGAGAACTCCTCAAAACATAATAGAACTCGAATATCACTCCGATTTTCAATTTAAAGACTATTATCCAGACAAAAAGATAAAAGGAGTATTTAAAATTAAATATCCTTTAATGGCTATAACTCCACCAGGTTGGAGTATTATGCAAATTCCTTTACTTTGGCATCATAATCCAGATTGGTATTTTGCATGGGGTATATTAGATTCAGACCAATATCATGATTTAAACCCACAATTAATAATTACTTCTGATAAAAGAGAGTTACTAATTAGACAGGGTGAACCTTTATTTTATTATTACCCAATTAAAAGAGAAGAATGGAAAATAGAAATGCTAGAGCACGAAGATGTTCTTGCTAAACTTAAAGAGACTAGGTGGAAACTTAATACAAGATTTGCTGGTCGTTATTACAAAAACATTAGGAGAAAAAAGTGAAAGTTTGGATAGACCAAGATTTATGCACAGGTGATGGATTATGTGCAGAAATATGTCCTGAAGTATTTGTAATGAAAAATGATGGTCTTGCTTACGTACAAGACTATGAAAAAGTTTATAGTGCTATAGATGGAAACCCACAAGGTGCTGAAGGACGTGCTGTTGTTCCTATAAATAAAATGGAATTAGTTAAGGAAGCAGCAGAAGAATGTCCTGGAGAGTGTATTTTTTATGACGAATAATAAAAGATTAGAATATCAATTAATTAAAAAAAGTAATTTAGTAGATAGAGCTCCAACGAGCACAACGAGCGATAATAAATATCACGTAGATAATTACGATAAGTGTGAGTGTGGTTGCCGTGAGAAAAATATTCACACAGATTTATAAAGAAAGTATTTGGGGAGATAACGACAATCCCAATTACTCTGGTTCTAGTGGTCAAGGTAGTGATACTGGATATAACATTTTAACTTACGTACCTTTTTTAAAAAAATTCATAACTGATAACAATATAAAGAAAATAGTTGATTTAGGTTGTGGAGATTTTAACTTTGGTGAGCATATATATAAAGATTTAGATGTTAATTATGTAGGAATAGATGTATATGAAGAAATGATTGATTACCTTAACAATAAGTATCCATACTCTTTTCAAAGTTATGATTTCTTTAAATTCAGAGACGAGTTACCAGATACAGACTTATATATAATTAAAGACGTATTTCAACATTGGGATAATAAAAGCATTGTAGAAATGTTAGATTTTTTAATTAAAGAAAGAAATTTTAAATATATATTGGTTTGCAATGGTTCCAACCAGACAGAAGAAACAGATATAAAAATAGGTGAATATAGACCACTTAATCACACTATGTATCCTCTTAATAAATATGACTTTCAATTAGTATTTTCTTGGGACGTTAAAGATGTTGTTGTTTTAAAAAGTGACTGATAGTATTGTTTATCTTTCTCCATTAATTCATCAAACTCTTCTTTAGTTACATAACTAGAAATACCAGCTCTCTTACCACCTTCTCCTTCAATGTCTTTTTCATATAAATGACATATTAATGGATAACTTACTGATGGAACTAACAACGTAAATCCTTCTTTTTCTAAATTGTAAGTTTGTATAGGTTCTTCACTCCAAAATATAGAGTTTTTATCCACTCCCCTACCACCCCAACTACTATCACCAAAAGCAAAACAAGCAGAAAACTTACTAGCAACTAAGTGAAACTCACTATTTGTTCTATATGGTTCCCAATTCTTTAACCAATCTACAGGTTCTTTCTTACTGTTCCATTTTGGATATAGAAAACCAGGCTCTAATGCTTTTCTGATACCATTTTTAGATATATATGGTGGTGCAATACCAGTAAGTATTGTTTTATCACTACAACCCTTTAATAAATCTATTAAGAGTTCATCCCAATGTAATTGAAACCACGAATGTGCGTCTATCTGTAGTACATAATCTTCGCCGTTATACATAGAATTAGCCTTATATCTTGCTCTACCTACACCTAAATGAGCCTTATTAAACGTTTCTAGCTCTAATCTAAAGGTTGAGCGAGAACTAAGCCTATCAGCGTAATCTAACAATTCTTGCTTTGCTACATCAGTTTTATAGTGTAAATAAACACCAAACACTAATCTCTCAGGATATTTTGCTTTATATATTGCGTCTTCAATAGTATGGGATAGTTCTGAATCATCTAAAGATGCTATTTGTATAAATACCATTGGTTTATTCATCTTACCTTAGAATAGTAGCATGGAAGATAAATTAAATAATTTCCCTGAAGGAACAAAAAGAAGTCATGTTATTGAGGAACTAATAGACCATGATGACATCAGAGAAATAGTATTAAAACAATTTAACTATATGAGGATTAACGGAATAAACCTAGTACAAGATGCAGATGATTTGGTTAATCTGTATCTAAAGATAGCTAAAAAGTTTCCTAAATAATCATCTTTACAAATATTTAAATACTCACTTTATTTATATATCGTGTAATATATTGATTGGAGGTGATAATGGCAGAATCACAAAAACAACAATTAACAACTGAGCAATTAGTTGAAATTGCTAATGGTCTAAATGCACAAGTTAAGCAAATGGACATGATGATAAAAGATTTGGGCTCTAAAGTAGCTGCTAAAGAAGTTGAAAATTCTCAACTTAAAGCAATTGTACAATCTTTAGCACCAAAACAAGAACCTAAATCTGAAGAAGAATAAGACAGGGGGCAAAAATGTCAGACTTATCGAAGTTCGCAGAACAAGATAGAGTAAAAACAGGGTACACACCTTGGAGAGAAAAAAATGATGCAAATGCGAAAGCATGGGCAGAAGCCGTTGATGGTTATAAAAGTGGAATTCCAGCTAGTGTTATTAGTAGATGGTTAAATCAAGAAAAAGGTTGTCCTTTAACAGATGCGACCATTAGAAAAGCTTTGGCAGCGTCTTTAAATGAGTAATTTAGACAGTTATGCTAAGAATTTTCGTAGCATAGAAAACGCTAAAAGGAAAAGGCAGGAACATCCAAAAGGTTGGGAGCCTGGATTAAATACTGCTAAAAAAGAAATCATATCTAAGCCTCAAAAGAAAGCAGGTAACCCTGCTGACCATAAATGGGATGTATACCTAAGAGATTTAGGTTTTGACCCAGAGCAGTTTGAAATTATAGAACCATTCGAAATAAGAAGTTGGGATTCAAATACTGCTAATGGTAAAGATACTTTCTTTTATTATAAAGCGAAAATAATTTCTAGAAATGTTATTAATGAAAGAGATTTTGATTATAAAGCATTATTAAAAGAAATTAAAAATTCAAAACCTAAGTCAGCAGCAGTAACAACTGGACCATCTAGTATGATTGTCTGTCTTTCTGACTGGCAAATGGGAAAACGTGATGGAGATGGTACTAAAGGTATTGTTGAAAGAATAGAAACAATGATACCTAGCGTAGTCGACAGAATTAAAACTTTAAGAAAACAAGGAGTTGAATTAGGCTCTTTGTATGTATTTTCTTTAGGTGACATGGTCGAAAACTGCGAAGGGCATTACGATATGCAAACCTATTCAGTCGAATATGATTTGCGTCGTCAAAAAATGATTGCTCGTAGATTAATTGTTAAAGCTCTTAAAGAATGGGCTAAGTATTTTGACAATGTTGTAGTTGCTTGTGTACCAGGTAATCATGGAGAAAACAGAAACCAAAAAGGTAAAAGCTTTACTAGCTTTGGTGATAATTTTGATGTGTCGTTATTTGACGAAGCACAAGAAATACTTGCAGAGAATGAAGCTTATGACCATGTAAACTTCGTAATCCCTGATAATGATTTATGGATGACATTAAATGTATCAGGTAAGATTGTAGGTCTTGCACATGGTCATCAGTTTAGAACTGGTGGTAGGTACTCTCACCAAAAAGCTGTAAATTGGTTATCGGGTCAAGCATTTGGAATGACAGACATGGCAGATGCAGATATTTTGATATCTGGTCACTTTCATCATTTATTTGTTATTAATGAAGGTCGTCGTTGTCTTATACAATGTCCAACGGTCGATGGTGGTTCTGATTGGTTCGAAAACATTAGTGGTAAAAAAAGTTATTCTGGTACTTTGACTTTTACTGTTTCAGATGTAAAAGAAAAAATACCGTTTCAAAATCTAGAGGTTTTATGAGCTATTACTTATTAGATAATGAAAATCCTAATGCGATTAGGACTGAAAATGGAAAACAGGGTTGGTATTATCCAAAAAGATTAGAAAAAATTAGAGGATTTGTATTTCATACAGCAGAATCAACAGTAGCTAGCGAAGTAGCAAGTTATTACTCAAAAAGTAACAGAAAATCTTCTGTTCACGTCTTAGTAGATGACCAACAAGTAATAGAAATGTTACCAGACGATTTTACTGCTTTTCATACTGATAATGAAAATTCAATGTCTTTAGGAGTTGAATTATGTTACAAAGCTGACGATTGGGGTAAAAATTCTGGAAAAGAACATAAAATTATTAATAATTGTGCACAGTGGATAGCACAAAAAGTTATTGATTATGATATTCCTTTTAGAAAATTGACTCCAAATGAGTGGAATTCAGGTATGAAAGGTTTTATTTCACACTATGAATTTGATAGAATTAAAAGAAAAGACCCTGGATTAGGCTATGATTGGCTTTTATTGTTTGATTTAGCTGGAAAATGGAAAACCACTCTTTTAAAAAAAGAAAGCTAAAATGTTGATATGAAGTTAGATGTAGTTCGATTTCAATTTGGCAAAGATGCCACCAATTCCCTTTTATTTGTAGATGGTGTTTTTGAATGCTATGGATTGGAAGACGAATATAGAGATGTTAAGGTCATGCATGAGACCTGTATTCCAGAGGGAGAATACGAAATAAAGTTTAGAACAGTAGGTGGTTTCCACACCAAGTATGCCTCTAGATATGGTGCAATGCACAAAGGTATGCTTTGGCTACAAGATGTACCTGGATTCGAGTATATATTAATCCACTCTGGAAACACCGATGAGCATACCTCGGGGTGTTACATTGTCGGGGAAAGTCAACAAGATTTAGATAAAGGTAAAGACGGTTTTGTTGGTTCTAGTGGAGATGCTTACAAAAAATTATATCCAAAAGTTGCTAGTGCCTTAGAAAAAGGTGAAAAAGTAACTATTAAATATCAACATATAGAAGATATGCTCAAGTGGGATGAACTATTATTACAAGTTTCTGATTTAAGAGGACAAGTTAAAATTCTTGAATCAGAAAAAAAAGGCAGAAGAATACTGTAAGGAGTTAATTATGCCAGATTATGTAAGAACAGCAGGAATTAGAGCAGTTAGAACAGGTGCACAAGCATTTGTGGCTGTAATTGTAGCAAATCAAGCAGGAATGTTTGAAGCAGATGTGCTTATGGCAGGTCTTGTTGCAGCAGCATCAGCAATAATTTCTGTAATTCAAAACGCATTGGAAGACGCACCTTTTCCATTTATGTCAAAGATTCCGAAAGGTTAAGGTTCCCAACAGGGAAGTCGTAGAGATACGACAGGTGCATAGGCTCTGGGGGGTTAACGCCCCCTAGGACCAAATTAATCAACCAAGGACAATATTGAAGATTCATGACAAATCACCATTTATATTTTGTAATTATTGTGCAAAATCTATAAAAACCGATAAATCACCTCTTGTGTGCGATAATACTATTTGTACACACTACAACGAACCAGTAGATAAGAATGGTGATTTAAAAAATGTATGAGTATAGAGCTACAATTCAGCGAGTGGTCGATGGCGATACTGTCGATTGCTATATTGATTTGGGCTTTGATACACAAGTTTTCAAGCGTGTCAGATTTATTGGGGTCAATGCTCCAGAAACTCGTACAAGAGATAAAGCAGAAAAAGAACTTGGATTAAAAGCTAAGAACTGGCTTAAAGAAAAATTACCTGTTGGTTCAACATGTATATTACAATCACACGAATATGGGAAGTATGGTCGTGTTCTCGGTGAATTATTTATCGAAAGTGGAAGTCGTAAGCAATCAATTAACAAAATGATGTTAGCTGAAGGGCTCGTAGTAGAATACGATGGAGGTGCTCGCTAACTAACAGGAGCACATAATTTTTAATAAAATACAAACAGCAATACGCCTACTTATAGTAGGTTTACTTATTTACCCTATGCCTATTGCTATGGCAGAACAAATAACTACTTATGAAGATTTTGAAAATAGTAGTTGGGAATATGCAACTA